TATCGTATTGCCAACAATGTTGTTTGTTGTAATTGCTAATCCTTTCAACAATGTTTTGTTTTTCAATTGCGTATTCAAAAAAATCTTTTTGTTCGTGCATCTTATAGTTCCTAATAAGGTGAGACGCTTCGTTGCTGACTGCGCCTCAAGTCATTTGTTTACTTTCTTACGGAGAAAGGGTGCAACTGCATATCTATTATATTATAGAGATCGTATGTATTACCTCTGTCGACTTCTTTCTACTTTCCTGTAACGTTTCCAACTCTTATTGTTGTTAACGCCTTCTGTAACTACCCATTCATACTGCTTCTTTTCTTTTTGCATCCCTGTCCTTCCTGTCTAAAATTATATGCAGAATTGAATAAATAAATATTTGATCGTCTTTGGGCAATTCATTAAAGAACTTGACGATTTCCTGTATCTTTTCTTCATTGTTCATCGTTCTGATTATCTAACATATCAGCTCTACCTGCCAACGTTTCGTCTATCGTCGTTTCCAGGTCGTCTATCTCTTGAACAATAGACAAGACGGCCCACTCTGGAGCGATACGTTTAACAATAGATCTAACCGAATCTAAAATCTCTTGGTAACCTTCGTAGTTCTTAACTTTGTATTGGCTCATTCTCGTTCTCCTAAGTAATTCACAATTAGTATAAACTAATTAGTATACAAGTGTAAATTTATTTTGTATTATTACATATCAACTTTTGGAGAAAGATATGAAAGATTTAGATACGTTAATAAAAAAGAGCCTAAACGAAGACACCAGGCAAAGACTAAAAATATTTGGTCCAGACCATATAGAGAAGTTATTAGAAGATATGAGAGGTATGAGTAGAATAGCAGAAGCGATGAATTGGATTTGCCAACACCATCCCGCAGTATTTGAAGAATCTTACAGGGAGATACTTAAAAATGACAATAGGTAAACCTCTGCGCTGTTACCCGTTCAAGAGAAAAGACGGAACCTTTATGTATCTGCCTTACGACAAGACCGAGTTTGATTTGACGTTCAGAGGGGGCGAAGAAGAACTTAAACTTATCAATGAGTATTGGGAAGCAATCCGCAAACCAAGATACAATCCACGCCAATCCGTTGATGGAAACTTAACGGACCTTAAAAAAACAATGGGGTATTGGCCTGAACCCATGTTGTGCGACAAGGTGGTGCAAACCACTTTGTTAGAATACGAGGATGAAGAGGTTAAAGAAGCTGTCCAGGATTACTTTAAGATGCAACAAGAGTTTCAGCTTAAACAAGTAAAATCGAAGAAAAGAAAGAAAAACTATAAAAAAGAATCGGACGACGACGTGCCGTTTTAGGAGAATAAATATGAAAACAATACCTGAATTACAAGAATACAACCCCATACCAAAGGGCGATGCCATCGTCATACGAGAGATACCCAACGAGGTGTATCACTCAGACGTAGGAATCAGCTCCAGTTTTGTACGTAAGTTTGAAGACAGCCAAGTACATGCGGTTGAAGTAGAACAAGAAACAACACCAGCGATGAACTTCGGTACTGCCGCTCATTTCATGTTAGTAGAAGGCGAGGCCGTCTTTAACGACAACGTAGGCGTGATCGTTGGATCTCCTTACACCAAAGTTAATAAAGACTTAAAGCAAGACTTTATCCAACGTGGCTTGGTGTCTATTAATGAAAAAGATTACTTATCTATAGAAGGTATGGCGTCCAACATCATTCCAGAAGCCGATATGTATTTGAACGGCAACAATAAAATACCAGAAGCATCTTTCTATTGGTACGAAGACGACGTGCTTTGTAAATGCAGACCAGACGTTATCTGTTCTCCGCAAGGACCACACCAGGAGTTTGAGATTGTAGCGGTTGATTACAAGACCACGTTTAGTTGCAGTCCAGAATCGTTCTTAGAATCTGTATTGAAGTACGGATATGCCCAACAAGCCGCTTGGTACAGAAGAGGATTGGAAGCGGCAGGCTACCGAGTCAAAGAATTTGTCTTTGTTGCGCAAGAAAAGAAAGAACCTTACGCAAGCAAAGTCTTTTTAATAACCGATAAACAAATGGACAAAGCCTGGGTGGATATGGCACGTTCTTTAGAGTCTTATAAGAAATACCTTAAAGGCACCAAGCCTACCATTCACAACAGTCCAAATATTGTAACTTTGGAGTTGGGTGATGAGTGATAATATAAAAGACTTAGCCAAAGAAGTAGCATCAGAAGTGAAGCGACTTACCGAGGGCAGAGAAAAGATAAGACAGATTAGAGATGAACTGATGCGGGCTGGTTATAAAGAATCATCCGCCTGTAAAAGAATTGCCGAAGCAATACCTCTTGATTACAGAACTTTACAAAAATGGCTAAGAGTTGAAGCTACTGTATCTACAAAGAAGTTTTTAGAAATGCTTGCTTTTATTGATGCTTATGTAGATTTTGAAAAACAAATAAAAGATGGCCAAGAATAATGGGACATAGTCTTAACAACCCAAACAAAGAACAGTTTATAAAAAGAACTGGTAGTTACTCAACACATGGTTCAAGGAGAGGTTTTGTAGATGACGGTGTTGAGGTTGAATCTAACGATCAAAACAGACAGGCTATAGTTTATAGAATTCAAGTAATCAACAAGACAATTACTGATTTCAAAAGAAAGTACGGTATAAATCAGGAACAAAGGGTAGTGCAATTACCAGAAATGGGTAAAACTAGGATGCAAATACCAAAAGAAGAGTTCAATAATATTAGTAACTTGATAAAACTTAAATGGGATTTGGAGCAAGAAATAAAAAAGTATAAAAAACCTAAAGGTAAAAATGTTCCAAGAAAGACACACGCAATAATGATTGAAATTTATAAAAAAAAATTTGGTAAAGAGATTTATGAAACGATATGGCTGGAAGCCTTAAAACGCAGAGCGATTTTGATGCAAAAAGAAGAAGATGGCCAAGATTAATTCCAGAAACAAAGGCGCTCAGTTTGAGCGTGATATAGCTAAGATTCTAAACGAGTTCTTTATAGAAGAGGGTATTGATTACCAGACCAAACGCAATCTAGACCAATACCAAAAGAAGGATCTCTGCGATCTGGACATGCCTTACTTTGCAATAGAATGTAAATTCTATAAGGAAGGAGACTTGTTAAAACCTGCCTGGTGGACTCAAGTATGCAAATCCAGTAACGGTAAGATACCTGCGTTGATCTACAAATTTAATCGCAGACCCATTCGAGTTTGCGTTCCTCTATCGGCTATCAACTTGGATTGGGAAGTAGACCACTCTAGGGTGGCTGTACTGTCTATGGATGATTGGTTGTCGGTTCTAAAAACTAACTGGAAATTATACTCTTAAAGGAAAACTAGGTTGAGCGTTGCGCTCTTTACGACCCCTAGCGTAGCCGCTGTGGTTAAAGTGAAGGTTTGCTTGGAACAGACACTTCACTTTGGGGAGACTCACTCATACTAGGCGGAAGATCAGCAGCTTTCGGAGCTGATTTCTTTTCTAGTGGTTTAAACCCAACGATTTTATTGCTGTCGCCGTAATCAGAATCCGCTTCCGCTTCTTCTATAGCTACCGAAACAATAAACGCTTTACCGTGTAGATCGTGTGCGCTTTTAGGAGGGTTATCGTTACCAAAACCTATCGCTTTGCACAATCTAGCCCAATCCGCTTTTGCGTACCCAAGATGCTCCTGGTTTTGCGCCCAAAGCATAAATGGTTTACGCAAGTTCCAACCCGCGTAATTATCACCTGTTACTTCGACTTCAAGCCATATCATGTCGTTACCCGCTTGAGATTTCTTTTTCTCACACGTTGTTACCACACAAGGGTAGTCGCCTTTAGGGATAGCGGTATTATCGCTACCCGCATCATCTACATTAAAATCAAATCCTTCAAAATCACTCATTTGTCTGCACCTCCGCAAATCCAAGTTTATTAATAATATCAGTCAAGTTCGGATTTTCAAACTCTTCTAACTTTCCACTACGATCTTTGGCAATATAATTTTGTCCAAGTCTCGTTTGTAACCAACGAGAGGTTACTTTTTTACCTTCATCCGTTTCATTGTCAAAGGTACGCATTACCAATACTTCGTCAAAAAAGTATGGGATTTGCATTGGCAACTTAGCACCAACCATCATTGGCTGGTAATGAAACATGCCAGAAGATTCATCGCGTTCCCTACTTTGTTTGGCGATGAATACCACGTGCAATGGAAGGTCCCTAAAGCGACGCATCGTCTTAATCATCACTTCGATGACCTCGCCGTACGCACGTCTAGGATCTTTGCTTTTCGCTTTCTCTTGAGACAATAGAATCTCAGACATTTCAGTAACACTATCTAAGCAGACAGTATCGTAGTCTAAGGCCCCATTTTCTAAGAGTTGCGCGATCTCTTCTATCTCGGATGCTTCCTTGACTTCAATAGCCGTCAAGTTTGTTGCATCTTTAATAGACAGTAAACCACTCTCCATACTAACGACCAATGTTTTACCAGGTGCCGTTTGACAGAGCATAGTTTTACCTACCCCACTTTCGCCATAGACCAACAGCTTCGCGCCTTGTTGTTCTACTAGCTCATTAGGGCTTTTAATACGATTTAAAATTTTATCGTTCATATCACTTTCTCCAGTTGATAACAAAATTGTTTTCAGTTACTATATGTTGAAAACAACAATTAACCTATTGTAAACATGAACAAAGCAAAAAACAAGAACCAATGGAAGATAAATTATCTTTATCGACAACAACAACTTGGCGAGAAGGACCTTATGAATTTGTATTCAGAAGGTTTAGAGCCAGAATATAAGGAGCGTGAAGTGAAACGAATAACATTAAGAAGTTATATTGAATTTATAGGCATAGATGCAGCAGCAGAACTATTTGGTTGCTCATCTGCGTCAACAAAAGCCTGGAGGTACGGCAATCGACAACCTTCAATTGAACAAGCTAAAAAGATAATTAAAGCGTCTAACGGCAAATTAGATTTTGAAGCAATCTTTGGTCCTATTGATGATACTGTTGAAACGGTTGAATAGTGTTAAACGTCAAAGCATCTGCGCAGGATTCTGCGTTGGAGCTTGCTCTTGCTTATGCAGAAAGTGGTTACAGTCCTGTACCCTTACTAAGACATAATAAAGTACCCCCAAAAGAATTGGGGAGCTGGCAACAGTTCAAAGAGCGACAACCGACAACGGAAGAAATAACTCGGTGGTTTAAAGACCGCGACGATTTAGTCGTAGCTTTAATTTGCGGTAAGTTTATTGTGGTGGACGCAGACACCCCAGAAGCCTGTATATGGGCAGAGGAAAATTTACCCAACACTCCTTGCAAAGTGATTACTGGCAAGGGCATGCACTATTATTACAACAACCCAGAAAACTACACCACTTACGTTGCGCGTAGAACTGAGACATCAGATCCTGCTAAATTAATTGATATAAGGGGAGTGGGCGGTTTAATTATTGCACCGTACAACATACATGCTACTGGTGCTGTTTATGAACCCAAGTTTATTGCTGATTGGGATTGGCACGATACTAGCGATCTACCAAACCTAACCAAAGAACATTGGGTAATGATTACGGGTGCTGATAAGTTAAATGGTAAGGCCATTACTTCCCCGTTTTCAATGGAAGGTGTTATTGCGGGAAGCCGTAACGACAACGCGGCTCGATTGGCAGGAAACTTAATAGCAAAGAATGTTAGTATTGAAATGGTTGAGTTCTTTGTTCAATCTTGGAATCAACAAAACAAACCACCCTTACCAAGATCAGAAATATCCACTACAGTTAACTCTATATTAAAGACACACGAAAGAAAGAACCAACAGGCTCCAGCTTTTATACAACGTAAGTACAACGTGATTGAACCAAAAGATTTATACAGTCCTCCAGGTATTATCAAAGACGTATTTGAATACTCGGAAGAAATAGCGCAGATACAACAACCTGCGTTATCCATGCAGACAGCTTTGGCACTCGGTTCGGTAGCACTTGGCAGAATGTATAGAACCGATATGAATAATTTTAGCTCTATGTTCTTCATGTGTATTGCTAAATCGGGACAAGGTAAAGAAAATATCAAGACGGTTATGGAAGCTGTTTTAGATGGTGCAGGGTATGCCGATATTATGGCAGGAGATGGTTATACGTCTAGTGGAGCCGTTTACAGTTTATTGCGTCATAAACCCACACACATAACCGTTATGGATGAATTTGGTAAGAGGCTAGAGTCTATATCCAAATCAACCAATTCAAACAAGGAAGACGCTATACAGGTCCTTATGGAGACGTGGGGGCGTTGTCACGGCACGATTAGACCAGATAACTACTCTATGATGACTTTGACTACGAAACAGCAACAGGAGGCTCTAGATCGCTCTACGATTAAACCTGCAATAACGTTGGTCGGTATGTCCGTTCCTAGAAACTTTTACGGCGCCCTATCAACAGGACGTATTGTGGATGGATTTTTGAATCGTTTTATAGTGGTGGAATCTAAATTACCCAGAACCGTTAGCCGTATGGTGCCATTCGTTGAACCTTCTTATGCAATATGTGAATGGATTCGCAACGTAAGAGAAACAAAAAACGAAATAGAACAGATTTCTAGAGATAATTCAGAGGTAGACTTTAAACAACGTATCGTTAAATTTGACGACCACTCAAAAGATTTGTTAAATAAATTAGCTTATGAATTAGTAGATCAGCAAAACAAATTAGAAAAGGACGGCTTAGAAGTATTGCTGTCCAGGACAAGAGAGAAGGCTATGCGGTTAGCTTTGATATGTGCAGTCGCTGAGAGTCCTTATACCAATATTATAAAAGGGGATATAACCAAATGGGCAATAGATTACGTCTATTACTACGATCAGATAATGGTAGCCACGTGTGAAGATAAAGTAGCAGGTTCTGAAATGGAAAGCCGTATCAAGCAAGTTCTTAGCTTTATAAGGACGCAAGGGGAAATGGGCATCAGTCGTCGCGATATAGACAGACGAGAGTTATTCAGATCAATGAAGTCTTTTGAAGTTAAAGAGATTATTACTCGTTTAATGAATGCTGGAGAAATACAAGAGAAAGACGTTAGAGTAAAAGCAACAGGGCGACCAATGAAAAGAATAGTCGCAATAGATCCTAATTTTTTCGATGATTAAAGAGATAAGAGAAATGATGTATGAAATGGCAACGGTTTGGTTTTATCTGTTATTACTAACAACGGTTTTATTTACCACTCTGATGTTAACGCCAATTGTAATTTTGCATCGTTTGTATACACACATATATGAAGGAGTTATTTATGAACGCGAAACCGAAGATGGAAACGATCAGCGATCAAAAGCGCGAAGAGCGTGTCGCTGGATTTATAGAAGGACTCTGGGGCGTAAGGTGTCATAAACTACCAGTCAGTTACGGCCTAGATTATTGGTGCGAAAGCAAAGAGTCTTCGTTCTGGCT